GAGCCGACTCAGCCGGTACAAATACATGCCGCCTTGCACGGCCCATGACGCGAAGGTGTGGCGCAGGTCGTGAAAGCGGAAATCCTTGATTCCTGCACGCCGGCAGGCAGCCATGAAGCCCGTCTTGACGGTCGTGTAGCGCTCGCCGTCGCCGTGCCAGAATACCCATGTCGAGCGGATGTGCCTGGGCAGCCCGGATAGTGTGCCGACTATTGTGCCGGGTATCGGAATGACGCGCGGCGCGCCGGTCTTGGTCTCGGTCAACGTTATCTCGCGCCGAGCGAGGTCCACCTGTGGCCAGCGGAGGGACATCAGTTCCTCGGATCGCATCCCTGTCTCGACCGCGACGCGGAGCATAGGTTGCAAGTGCGGCGCGGCAGCGGCGTGGAGGCCCGCGAACTCGTCACGGGTCAGGAAGCGGATGCGCGGCGCGGCCTCGCGCAGCCCGCGCTTAGAGAACGCGCGCACCGGGTTGCTGTCGATCCAATCCCATTCGCCGGCGCGGCCCAGCATCGATGACAGGCATGCGAGGTCGCGGCGGATCGTTGCTGTCGTGACCCCCTCCCCTCGCCGAGCGGAGATGAATTCGGCGATTTGCGCCCGGCCAATCTCGTCGAGGTACAGGTCTTTGAATTGCGGATGCAGGGCCTTGGCGCTGCTGATGTAGCGGGCGCGAGCGCCGGGTTTCAGCGTCGCGCAGTGCTCGACGAGAAACCGTTCCATCGCCTCGCGATAGGTCCGCCGCACCCGACCGCCGCGCGCGATGCGCCCGAGCTGCTCGCGCAGGTCACGCTCATAGGCTAGGGCTTCAGCCCGAGAAGATGTTCGAGCCGATCGCCGGTATTCCTGGCTGGCAAATTGAAACCTAACCCAATAGGTCTTGCCCCGGCGGTAGACGGACATTGGCCCTCCCGCTGCGCTTTCCAGCGGCGCACCTTAGCCAGATCGAAGCGCCAAGCGCCATTGAGCTTGTAAGCGCCATCGATCTTGCCGCCGCGCGCCCAACGCAGGACGCAGCGCGCCGTAACGCCGCACTCACCTGCGACGATCTTGGCCGGCACCATCTGGCGCCGCTCGGTCATTTCCCTGGCTCCGGGGTGTCGAGCGGATCGCCCCGCTCTCCCCCGGTGCCCGCGCGGGTCATGTCGGCGCTCCACGACGCGCAGCCAGAGTCGCCTTAACCTTCAAGTTCCACGTCCAAAGCAGTGCGGAAAGTTCTTGTCGGCAGCGGCTTGGAGGCATGATTACGTGAAGGGCAAATAGGAAAAGCGCCCGTGCAAACTGATAGCGCAGACGAAAGATCATATGTTTGTGATCCTGAACTAGAAGGGTATGACGATCGGCCTCCGCCTTCTCGGCGCGGCGCCTAAAACCAGCGGCGATCTTCTTATTCAGGCAAACTTTTTCCTCCGCCTCTCGCCGGCGCTCGACCTCGCGGATGAGAGCGGCGCTGATGCGCTCGCATAGCCTGTCATAGTCGCGGCGCCAGAGCAGCAAGCCGGGGTTCTCGATGTCAGAGTCCGTACACGGTCGCTGATAGAGCAGCGGCTCGCAGATGTCGCGCGCCCGCTGTAAACAATCGGCGTCACTCTCGGGTGCGGTCTCGCCGCCCTGGCGCGGCGTGTCATCCGGCATCGCGTTCCTCCTCTCGGGATTGACGGGCGCGAAGCGCGGCGAGGCACAGGGCGAGTGCTGGGGTTGGCCCCCAATGCATCGGCACGTCAGACCGATCGCTGCGGTAGTAGTGCGCCTCGCGGTAGACCTCAGCGCGATAGCCGTCCCTGCGGAAATAGGCGGAGGGGCGCTTGTCGAGAAGCCAGCGGTGGCCGTCCGGCACCAGCGTAAGCGCGGCGTCCACCGACCCGGTATACGATGGGGCTGAGTACCACGGCGTGCCCGGCCGATCCTCGGTACGCACGGCGCCGGGAAATCCCACGTCATACCGGCAACGATGAGACGGGATAAGGGCGCCCTTAATGGCTGCCTCGATCTCCGCGTCAAGGTGAGGATCGGGGCCGGTCGCCGCCTCCAGACGCGCGACGAGGGCGGTGCAGTCGGTCATCGGCGATCCCTCCAGAAGTCACCGATGAGATCAACTGCGATGTACAACGGGCCGAACAGGGTAGCTATCACGAAGGCCAAAACCCGACTCGACATGGACACCCCCATACGGTCAAATGCGGCGTCCTGAAGCAGCGCCCATCCGAAACCGAAGCCAACCCAAAAGAACGCCAGCAGCGAGACATACAGCCATTTGTCGTCGATCATCGGGGCCTCGCGATCGGTTCGTGCAGCGGGCATCCGGCGCCGTCCTCGGGGGACACGCGATAGCGCTCGGGCGGCCATCGGAAGTTGTAGAACGTGACGATCGACGCCGGCAGGGGAGGCCGAGGAACCTCAACCATGCAGTTATAAGTTTTGATGCGGTTCGGGCGCCGACGCCCCGCGCTATCCAGCGGGACATTGAGCCAGCGGCAGTCGCGGCAGGTCATCGGGGCCTCGCGGCGACAAGGGCGCGGTAGACCGGGCGATTGGCGAGTAGAACGTCATTTCCGGCCTCCAGCATTTCGTCGGTCGGCTCGATCGGCACGACCACGAGTCCGGCCGCCTCCAGCGCGGCCAGGTGCGCGGTGATCGCGGCGTCGGCACCCTCGGGCAAACTCCCGCCCGATTGCAGCCAGTCATGCAGCACCAACTGCACAGCCTCGCGGATGGCGGCTCGCTGCTCCTCGGTCATCGGGTCTGCTCCGTCTGCTGCATCGCCTCTCGCATCGCCCTGTCCGGCGAGCGTGCAGCGAATTCAGCCGCGATCACGTCCTCGCCGGGGCCTCCGAACCCCGTCTCCTCCTCGCACCGCTCGGCGAGGTCGGGCAGGCCGGCATCGCGGAGATGGTTGGCGGCCTGGCCGAGATAGTCGTCGCGGTTCGGCCCGAGCCGCAGGTGTTCTGCCCGGTGGAGGGAGACGAGCGCGGCGCGGAGATGGTCGGCGCGGGTCATTTCCCCTCCACCAGCGCCCGCAGGTCGCGGAGCGCGTCGTCGATCTGTGCGGAGCATTCCCGGAGCGCCTGGCGACGTTCGGCGCTGGCGCGGTCTAGCGCGGCCCCAGCGTCATCAAGTGCCGCAAGCGTCTCGGCGAGCGTGAGGGCGAGGTCGGGGTTCATGCTGCCATCGCCCTCTCGTATGCGGCGCTCATCCTGGCCGCCGTGAATGCAGCCTCGCGCTCGGTCGTGTACGCCTCGCCACTGGCGAAGCTGCCAGACACCGCGTCGTAAATCCCCCAGGGACGAGGGTCCGGCGGTCCGGGGAAACGGAGCGCGACGTACCGAGCGCTCGTCGCGGGAGCGGCGTCTTTAGGGCGCGGCCGGTAGACGGGGATCGTGTCGGTCATGGCCGGGCCTCTGCGCCGCAATCGGCGCAGGTTGTCCAGAGTAGCGCGCCGGTAAATTGCACCGCTCCGCTCGGCGAGCCGACAGACAAATCAGGATCGGTCATGGCGCACACCACATGTCAGGAGCAAAATGTCCCTTCTTGTGCGCCAACTTAATTGCACGCTCAGCACAGCGTTTACAGTAAGGGCCGCGATTTTCGTTGCGAAAGCCCTTCATTGTGCCCGTCGCATCTTTACCGCAACCACCGAGACATTTTCCAAGAGGCTGAAACCATTGGGCGTCCTGACATGAATTATTCATGGCGAGCACCACATGATGAGATTGGCGAGGACAGCGGCGCAGCACGTCGCGGCCAGCGCGAGCGTGGCGGCGTCGTAGAGCCAGAGGGAGAGAGGGCGGCGCATCTAGCGGCCCGTCTCGATGACGGCGCCGCTTCCTTCGGGAAGCGCCTCTATCGCCTTCGACAGCGGCGCTTCCCAACGCGCCGCCAAATGCGGGGCGTGCTGCCGCAGCATGTGGACATGGCCGTCCACGAGCGGGACCAAATCGCGCAACGCCTGTTGCGCTCTATCTCGCTCCGCTGCCATCCTGCGATTGACCTCGATCAACCTCGGCGTCGCCCCGGCGTCGAGGCTCTCTCCCCCCGGCGGGGTGTGATGGGAGGGGGTGGGCATCAGGCGCACAACCTGACGATGCGCGCGGTAATGCGCCGGCCTTCCTCGGCTGCGCCATCAACCAGCAGACGCTTGGCAAGTTGCGCGTCCTGGCGGGACAGTGGCTTGCAGTGCGTTGCGGTATCAACGCAGCGCAGATGCTCGTCGATATAGAGCCAGGGGCCGGATTTGCCCGCTTCCCGCACCGCGACCGTGTAGGCCATCCCGTCTCTCCCCCTCTATCCCCGCTCGCCTCCATCGGGATTGAGGGAGGGGGAGCGGGTGGTTGAGTGTGTGGGGAGAAACTTTAAGTCAGGCTGAAACTACGGTCAAACGTTATTTTTAGTGTTGCTGAAAATGGTTCAGCCTGTGCCTGTCGATAGCAATTTGAGCATCTCGATGGCGCGGCGGCGCTCGGTCGGCGGCAACGTCTCCCATACCGACCAAATTCCCTCTGGATCAAGAGGGTTGCGCATCAGCAGAGACGCGGGGTCCGTATTAAGGGCGTCGGCAAGGGCCTCAAGGGTTGACTGCGTATAGCCTTGCCGGTTGTTCTCGATTTGCGAGATCGTTGCCGTTGATTTGCCGATGCGCTCGGCGAGCCGGTCCTGGCTCAAACCGCGATATTCCCGCCACTCTCTAATAAAGTGACGGGGCGGTTCGTCGCGCTGGATGCGGCGTTTCCGTCCTCGGGCCATTCCGCGAGTGTCGGCGCGCGGGCCAATCAGCGCCATCCAGCCCGGCTGAAATTTCATCTTGACTGAAAATTCAGTGACGCTGATAATACGGCCATGCTGTTGTCGGAATGGTTGACCCAAAAGCAAATGAGCCGCACCGATTTTGCGAGGCGGATCGAGGTATCGCCGGCCCATATCACGGGGCTGTGCGATGGCACATCGTGGCCGTCTCGACGCGTCGCGAACGCCATTAAAGAGGCGACCGCCGGCGAGGTCACGGCCGACGATTTTCTTGGGCAAACCATCCCCGCCGACCCCGCACCCCAGACCGAGGCCATCACGCCGGGGAAGGCTGCGGCATGATGGACGGCGCAAATTCCCTCGACGACACCGCCATCGAGCGCGGTGCCGGGTGGTTCGCCCTCTGGGCATGGCTGATTGCGGTCGGCGGTCCGCTCGTGCTGTTGGCGCTCGGTCTTGGCATGATCTCCGGCACGGCGCTGGCCGTCATCGCGGCGAGGCTCGGGTGATGCGAGCGCACCCCGCCGTGACCGCCGCGCTGTTCGTCCTTCTCGGCGCTGCCGATTGGGAACTCGTCGCACGCGACCCCGCCGGGCCAGTCGAGCGCATCTGCGCCAAATCGCAGGCGGTGTGCGAACTGGCTGCCGCCGGCATCGACCGCGGCTGGTGGGCGCCGGACCTTCACGGCCGCGAGCTGCGCTGCGAGCCGAGGCCAGGATGCTTCCCGGCGGAGTCGCTGGTCATCCCGGGCTTCAACGATCCCGACACGCTGGCGAGGCGCCGCTGATGAGCTGCACCTTCTGCGGCCGTCACGAAGACGATTGCCCGAACGGCATCTGGCGCGGCTCTCGCACCGGACACGAGGGTATCTGCAGGTATTGCTGCCGCCTGGCCTTGCGTGCGCTTGATCCGCTCGCCCTGCAATCGACCGTCATCCCGTTTACGCCGCGCCGGGTGACGCGGCCCGAGCCGCCGGGGGCCGCGTGATGCGTGCGGCAACGCTCTGGACGCCCGAAAAGCTTGCCAAGCTTAGGGAATTGGCTGGTGCCGGATATACCAAATCCAGCGCAGCTATGCTGCTCGGCGTCAGCATTAAACAGGTCAAGAACTGCGCCTTTAGTCGGCAAATCAGGTTCGGCAAGCCTCGCCGAGAGTTGCCACACCCAACAAGCGTCGATTTTGCGCGCGCCGTTGAAACGGTCGCGTCCGCTGAAGACCAAAAACTGCGGAAGCGCTGGGAAGCGGCCCTGCCGGCGATGCGCGCCCGGCTGCGTACTGAGGTCGCGGCAATCATGACAAGAACATCGGGGGATGGGGATGGACGGGAGCCAGCCCGGTAGCGATCCGCGCCGGTTTTTCTCGCGCGACCCGCGCCCGGCCTCGTTGCCGGTCGGCGATGTCTCGCGCGTGTTCCGCGCCCCGCCGCTCGGGGTCGGGGACCGCTGCGAGCACCGGCTCGGCAGCCCCATGCTGGTCGTGGTCGATATCCACGACCATGACGAGGTGACTGTCGCGTGGCTGAGCGGCAGCGGCATCCCGTGCGAGGCGGAATTGCCGCGCTCCCATCTGCGGCGGATGCCGTAGATGGCCGCCCCGACGCGCGCCCATACCTGCAGCCATTGCGCCCGTGATGTCGGCGAGGTCGAGCTGCTGTTCCTCAGCCCGCTCGGCGCGTGTGACATCGCCATCTGTTCGACCTGCATCGAGCAGGCGCATGTCGTCGTCGAGGCGCACCGCGCGGACCCGGCACGCGCTGCGGCGCTGATCGCCGGCATCAACGCCGCCGTCAGAAATGCGCAGCACTCCCGAGCCACCGGGAGCGCCGCGTGATGATCGCCGCTCTGTTCGTCGAGGATGGCGGTTGCTACTTCGGGCTGCCGAACGTCGATCCCTGGCCGGTCGAGCGCGACGCCCGACTGTACCGCGGCCCGCACCCTGTCGTCGCCCATCCGCCGTGCGCTCGATGGGGGCGGTATTGGGGCGGGTCGCCGACCACTTGGCCGCGGCTGGTAAAAGGTGACGATGGCGGCTGTTTCGATGCGGCGCTTGTTGCTGTCCGCCGATTTGGCGGCGTGCTGGAACATCCAGCCGATAGCCATGCCTGGGCGGCATTTGGCCTGAATGCGCCGCCGCGTGCTGGCGGCTGGATTAGAGCCGACTGGATCGCCGGGTTTGACGGCTGGACCTGCTGCATCGAGCAGGGCGCGTACGGGCATCGGGCGCGTAAGGCAACGTGGCTTTACGCCTGCCATGTACCGTTGCCAGATTTGAAGTGGGGAGCAGCAGAGGGTGAATTTCTGCCCTTTGAAGATGGCTTCCATTCCGCGGCCGAGCGTGCCGCGGCCGTGAAATCGGGCATCGTCCAACGGCTCTCGCATAGAGAGCGCGCTGCGACTCCGATCCTATTCCGTGACCTTCTGGTCTCGCTCGCCGAAAGCGCAACGCGCCCCGCTGCAACGGAGCGTGCCGCGTGATCGTCATCCTCTCCACGTTCTCGACGGGGGCGTTGAGCGCCGGCGGCCGGGGTTTCCCTCCCTCCCCGTGCCGTTGGGGGACACGCCGCTCCACCCCCGTCGAGAGCTTGTCCGGCGCGCCGCAACACGCGCCGCAGTACGGTATCGAGACGCTGCCAGTTCGCTGCCCTTCTGCCGTCGCTCTCCATGCCGTGAGGTTGGCATGGAGCGGTGACGAATGGCGACAGGGACGGAGGGAAGTGGTGTTGCCCAAAAGGGCAATGGTCGGATGACGGCCGATTACGGACAGCGCGCGGCAATCGCGCTCGACCGCTGCATCACCGGGCCGCATCGCGACAAGGAAGTGGCGCGGCTGTTCGGTGTCAGCGTCCGGTTCGCGAAATATCTGCGCGCCGGACAGCACTGGACGGCGGAGCGGTTTTCGCAAGCCAGCGAAAAGATCAAGGGCTTCGACGCCTACATCGCGTCGCCTGAAATCCACTCGCGGCTCGACGAGCTGCAAGCGGAAATCGATGCCTTGCGCGCGCACATTCAGGACGGGGGGAACGATGAATGAAACGCATCCGGGGCGCCGCCGCGATCCTGCTGCTGAAACTGGCGGACGGGATTGTGTGGCTGGCCCGCAAGGTCGCGCCGCCGCGCCCGTGATCGGCCCATTCGACTGGTCCGCGCAGCCCTACCCCTGGTCGGAGATCGGCCCGGCGTTCCGCCGCGAGGTCGAGGCAATCGTGGCGGAGCGCCGCTGATGCGGCACCTTTTTTGGACCCCGGAGCGGGTCGAGAAAATCCGGGAATGCTTGGCGCGAGGCATGACGCGACAGGCCGCCGCGAAAGCGATCGGCGTGTCCGCCGCAGCCCTGAAGCAGGCAGCATTCAGGAACCGCATCAACTTTCCGCATCGCTCTCCGTTCGTCGCGGGCAACCAGCTTGCCCAGCGTCCTGCTCCCCAACCCGATCGCAATTGCGCTCGCGCCGGTTGCGACAAGCCCATCCCGATCATGCGGGGCGGAAAGGCCAAGTATTGCAGCCCGGAATGCGGCCATCTCGCCGGCAACAAAAACGTCGCGCGGTGGAAACGCGAGCATACCGCGATCGGGAGCCTCCGGGGTGCCGCGACGAATGCGGCTCGGAGCGGTCGTGCACGCGCGCTTGATATGGCGCCCGCGCCGGTCGTCGAGCTACGCCAGCAACCCCTGCCGCGCCCGGCGTGGGTCTCCACCATTGACCCGCGCGTTGTGATCCTGCCGGCCCGCCCGGCGCCGGTGAAGCGCTATCGCGACACCAGCCGGCCGACGCCATTCCAGGACGACATCAACGCGATGCTCGACCACGGCTCACCGGGTCCGCTGCCGATGATGCTGTCCTACTACGCGCCTAGCCGGAGCGCGCTCGCATGACCGATCCCATGCCCCACGACATCGAGAAAGACGCCGGCAACGCCGCGATGGCGGACAGGATCGCCCGCGCCGTGCCGATCGATACCGCCCCGCCACTGTCTGAGGACGAGCCGCGCAGGCGACGCGGCGCGCCCGAAGAACGGCTGCAAATGGCGGTGGTGAAGTTTCTTGCCGTCGCGCTCGATGGCAACAGCGAATTTTTCGCTGTCCCGAACGGCGGCAAGCGGGGTTTCCGCGAGGCGCAGCGCTTCAAGGCAGCCGGCGTCAAGGCCGGGGTGCCGGACCTCATCGTCATCAATGACGGCCGGGCCATCGGCATCGAGTTGAAGGCAGGCAAGACACCGCTTTCCGAGGCGCAGGTCCGCTACCACGAGATGCTGCGCCGGGCGCGTGTTCCGGTCACCGTCTGCCGCAGCATCGAGGATGTCGAGGCGGCGCTGCGTGCCGCTGGCGTGCCGCTGCGCGCGACATCCCTCCCCACCAAGACGATGGCCGATGGCGAGGGAGGACGGGGGTGAGCCGCGCCACTATCTTGCCGGCGGCATCAGCCGGGGCGTCTCGCGAGCGCGTCGTAACCGACCATGCTCGCGTTGCGTCCGATTGGTACGTCGAACCCGGTTGGTGCACAGAATTGCTGCTCCAAGCGGTTGATTTCGTCGGCCCGATCTGGGACCCGTGCTGCGGTTGCGGGACGATCCCAAAGACCATACAACGCTGCGGCAACATCACGAATGGCTACGGCGGATCGGACCTCGTTTATCGCGGCTATGGTGAGGGTGGCCGCGACTTCCTCGCCGATCCGGGGCCGTGGTTCAACCTCATCTTCAACCCGCCCTACAACATCGCCGAGCAGTTCATCCTGCACGCGCTCGATGTCGCGAGTTGCAAGGTGGCTGCGCTTGTCAATCTCAAATTCCTTGCCAGCCAGGGGCGTCGGGAGCGCTTGTTTAAGCCGCACCCGCCGGCAGCTGTCCTGATCCTGTCGCGGCGTCCGAGCATGCCGCCGGGCGGCTCCGGGATCGAGGCCAAGGGCGGCACGGCAGATTATTGCTGGGTCGTCTGGGAAAACGAGATCGTCCGAAAGGCTGATCCTGGCAAGCATCCGATTGTCGGGTGGCTTGCATGAGCAAGCGCGTCCGGGCCGGCGAGCCTATCCCCGATTGCCTGCTCCCCCGGCGCAAGCCTGATGGTGACGCCGCATGAGCGCCGCCATGACCGCGACCGAGAAAGCCATCGCCGAGCGCGACCGTCTGGCCCAGCGATACCGCGCCGCCACAAAGGCGGCGCTCGAAGACCGCGATTTTCGATCTAGCGCAAATCAAGACCGGCTGGATTCTTTACAACGAAGGCGCCGCACCGGACATCGTTTACGATAATGGATCGGTACCACCGCAACCCAGCCCCAAGCACAAGCGTGGATTCACCGTCAACGCGTTCAGCCCGAAAGAACTCGGTGGCGTGCGCGAATTTGGGTCAAACAGTAATGGCGCAATTATCGCCATCAAGGAACTGCATGAGGCATTTGAAGCGGCGCCAGAGTCCGCACGCGGCCTGGTCCCGGTGGTCAAATGCGAGAGCGTCGTTCCGGTGAAGAGCAAGTTCGGGACCAATTACCAGCCAGAATTGAAAATCACGAAATGGGTCCCGCGACCCGAAGCCCTGCCGCTCGTCACGGAGAAGGCCGAAGTGCCGCCGCCGGTCACCGTATCGACGACCTCGCCGACGGCGCGCAGCCGAGAGCCGAAGCTGAAACGCCGGTCAGTGTCGGTAGAGCTGAAGGAGAGCTATTTCCGCCAGGCGGCGCGGTCGCTCGCCAACGCTGAGCGCATTGCACTTAGCGGCTCGCTGTTCGACCGCATGGGGCGGCCGATGACTGACCCCCGTCTTCCCGGCGACTGGCAAGAGCAGGACGCGCTCGGATCGTACCACGAAGCCATCCGCGAGATCGGGAAGCGAGTCCGGGCCGGCGAGCCTATCCCCGACTGCCTGCTCCCAGAGGGGCGGAAATGACCCCCACCGTAGCCGACATCCAGGCCGTCGTCGCCGAGCAGTTCGGGGTGCGGCTGATCGAGATGCGCTCCGCTCGGCGCGCTCGTTCCGTCGCCCGGCCGCGGCAGATCGCGATGTACCTGGCCTGGGACTTGACCACGCTCTCGCTGCCGCAGATCGGCCGGCAGTTCGGGGGACGCGACCACACCACGGTCATGCACGCTATCAACGTCGTGACGGATCTGATCGGCCGCGACCGCGACCTGGCCGCATCGATCGCTGCCGTGGAGGCGAGGTTGCGCGACCCCGAACAACTTCCGCTGTTCGGCCCCTGGGCGGGCTTGAGGGGAGCGCCGTGAAGGTCCGCCGCATCGATTTTTACTTCGACGAATGGCTTGCGGGGACCGCCACTCTGACGCCCGAGCAGCGTGGCGTCTACATCACGATTTGCGCGCTGATCTACAGCCAGGACGGCCCAATAAAAGACGACGAATCAGAGCTTTCTCGCCTGTGCGGGTGTCACTGGAGGGCGTTCCGGGCAATCCGTAAACAGCTTATAGAGGTGGGCAAGATTGCCGCAAAAGACGGTCACGTCATGGTCAGAAGGTGCGCAAGCGAGCTTCAAAAAGCCCGCAAGCGTGTCTCAAAAGCCCGTCAAAACGGTGGCAAAGGCGGAAGACCACCAAACAAAAACAACAAGATACCTAAACCGGGCGGTTTTCAAAACGGAAAGCTAACCTTCAACCACCAACCACCAACCACCAACCGCCAACCAGAAGACGATGCTGACGCATCGTCTGTGGAGGGCGCGCAGCCCGCGCCCATCGAGCCAAAAAGGGGCCGGCTGAATGGACGAGGATCGCCGAAGTCGAGGATTCCTGCCAGTTGGGAGCCTGATCGCGACTTCCCTCGGCAGCGAGGATGGGGTGACGAGCGCATCGACGAGCAAGCCGAGGCATTCCGCGATCACCACCTCAAAAACGACAGCATTTTTGCCGACTGGCGAGCGGCTTGGCGAACGTGGGTCCGGCGCGCTGAGGAGTTCGCGGCGCGCGACGGTGCCGGCTACCGTGCGCCAAACGGGCGATCTGCACCGCAATCCGGCCCGATTACTGCCGCCATGCGTGCGGTCCTCGATCGCGGCAACCTGGGATGACGAGCGCGGCAAATACGGCTGGGATGGCCGCGTGGAGCGGTACGAATTGACCCGGCCAGTGCCCGAAAACGACCGGCAAGCCGCGCTGGCGCAGGTCGAGGAAACGCTGAGGCCGATCGACGAGCGCGCCGTCATCGTCGAGCTTGGCCGGCTGCGCTCGCTCACGGTGAGCCGTGATGTCGGCCAGGACTTGACGCTGGTCTTCGCCGCCTACGCCGACGAGCTGCGGCGCTACCCGCCAGACGCGGTGCGCGAAGTGCTGCGCGACTGGCCGCGCCACAACCGTTTCTGGCCGGCCGTCGCCGAGCTGATCGAGCGCATCAAGCCGCTGGTAGAGCCGCGGCAGTCGCTCCGCGAGGCGCTGATGCGAGGCTATCGGGCGCCGGAATTATCACCGGATTGGGTGCCACCCCCGAGTGAGGAGGACAAGCGCGCCGTGGCTGTGTTGTTGGAGCGCCACGGATACGCGATTGACCACACGGGCCGAGTGCGCCCACCCGAGACGGAGCCGATGACGCCGGCGGACCGGCAGCGCATAGCGGCGGAAACCGCATCTTTCCGGCTGCCAGACGAAAGCGATCCGCGAGTGCAGGCCAGGCTTCGGGAAATGGGCATCGCCCCGGTCGAGGACACATTCGCCCATGCCACACCCTGACGGCCAGATGCGCCGCTATCTGTTCAAGCTCTACCCGGTCCCTGAGCAGCGCGACGTGCTGCACCGGCAGCGCCAGATGATCGCCGATCTCTGGAACGCGCTGAAACAGAGGCGGGAGGATGTGTACCGCCGCGAAGGGCGCGGGCTGACGTTCTTCGATCTCACTAACGAGATTACCGAGCTGCGCCACGAGTGCCCGGAATGGGCGACGATTCCGGCCATTACGGCGCATCGGGTGGCGAAGCATCTGACGGATGCCTACAGCGCGTTCTTCCGCCGTGTCAAAGCGGGCGAGGCCCCTGGCTATCCGCGCTGGCAGCGCCGTGAAACCGCTTCCTGCATCCCGCTCGGGACGATGGGCAAGACGGGCTGGATGTTCGAGCAGCGCGACGACAACCCGCTGTCGTGGAGGCTCCACTACAAGTCTGTGACGGAGGTCAAGGACCGCGCGACGTGGATACATGCTCGCGGGAGCCTGCCGGCAGGCGATAGCCGGAAATCTTCTATTATGCCGGCCGGCCGGGAAGCCGGAGATCAGTTCGTCGCGCAATGGCGCAATGCCGACATCCTCTGGCGCGACAACCGCTGGTGGCTGTCGGTATGTGTCGAGGTCGAGCCTCGGCGTCAGCCCGGCCGCTTTTCGATCACGGTCGCCTTCGACTTGCTCGATGACTTTGTGCGCGTCAACGGGATCGCCGAGACACCCGATGAATTGCTTGATGCCGCACTGATCCAGGCGGATATCGACCGGCTGAAGTCGGAACGGGACACGCACTGGCCGCGCGGCAAGCGTGTGCCGGACAATGAGCGCCCCGAGCTTGCCGAAATGGCGGCTGAAATATCGGCGTTGTCGGCATACGTCGCCCGCAAGCGGCGGAATGCGCTGCATGTTTGGTCGTCGCGGATCGTCGCGAGGGCGAGCGATCTCACAATCATCGCCCCGCCGAAAATCAAGCAGGAGACGGCGACGCCACGCGGAGATGAAAGGCGATGGGGCGCGCAGGTCGAGACCGTATCGACGCTGAACCGGCATGTCCTGTCGCAGGCGCCGGCAACAGCAATTCAAATGCTCCGCTACAAGGCGGCGGAGGCAGGCATTCGGTGTGATGTCGTAGCGGACGACGCACCGAATATTGGCGTTGGCCGCGAGTTGGTCAACGCCGGCAAGCAACTGCGCCGAGCGCGGCGCGAAACCAAGAGGAGAGCAGCATAATGTACGAGGTCAAGACGCCATTGCTGTGCGAGTCGGTCGAGGCGGCGCGTGCCGTCATCCGCGGGGTGCAGACGGGCGAGATGGAGGCCGCCGCGGCGACGCGCGTGCTGTCCGGCGCGCGGGTGCTCCAGACGGCGGTATCGACCGACATCAAGGCGCGGATCGCGGCGCCGAAGATCGCGGCGCAGGAAGCGAAGATGATCGAGGCCGCCGAGCAGCGCCAGATCACCGCCTGACCTGATGCGAGCGCTGCTGTGGCACGCCAAACCCCGGCAGCGCTCGCATTGGCGGATCAAGAGGATAGCGGGCATTGACCCGATTGCGGAGCGGCGAAGGCGGCGAGCGGCGGGAGCGCTCGAAAGTCAGGGTGCAAGGTATTGGTGAACGGCGGAAATAGGTGTGGGCAGTTTCAACACCCGGCTCGCCGGGCCAAAAGCGAGAGGGAGATTTCCGGGGCAAGTCCGCGCCTCAATGCGGTGGTTTCAACACCCGGCTCGCCGGGCCAAAAGCGAGAGGGGAAATCCGACGTGGTGTTGTACGCGCGGGTCGCGAGTTTCAACACCCGGCTCGCCGGGCCAAAAGCGAGAGTAGGACTCGTGGCTCTCGACGACTGTGCCAGACTTGAGTTTCAACACCCGGCTCGCCGGGCCAAAAGCGAGAGACGATTTCCTCGGCCTCGCGATTGGCGGCGCTGCGGCCCCGTTTCAACACCCGGCTCGCCGGGCCAAAAGCGAGAGCTTCGCCTCCGCTCGGGTTCCGCTTTTGACCTCGCCGCAGTTTCAATTCCCGGCTCGCCGGGTCGAAAGCGAGAGTGGCGGGTCGCACCAGCCTCGACGGAATTGCGGGTTGTTTCAACACCCGGCTCGCCGGATCGAAAGCGAGAGGCGATCGTCCATCGTCAGCCTACCGACGACGGACGGCGGCCGTTTCAATTCCCGGCTCGCCGGGGACAAAAGCGAGAGGTTGAGCCGCTTGCCGACCGCTAGCCATCGAGCGGCTCCGGTTTCAACACCCGGCTCGCCGGAAACCATCCGGCCCAGAGAGGACAGTCACGTTGCCTACGGAACGAGACTACCGCGCACAGCACGGCAAGGTCGTGGAGGCCCCGGCCATAGGGACCGAGGCCGAACCCGCACATGCCGGCATGCGCATGCGCAGAGTGCAGGCCCCCGTGGAGCGCTATGCCGCCCGAGACCTGCTCACCAAGCGCCAGGTCGATGCGGCAATGGACCTGCGAGCGGATTGGGAATTCGGCATCTGCGGCGTTCGGGACGGCGACCGCTACAGCGGAACACGGAGCGGTCTGGGCCTGACCGATGGGCAGATCGATGCCGCCACCGCATACCGGCACGCCGTGCAGTCCATCGGTAAGAGCGCATCCGCCATCGTCCTGCCTGTCGTCATCGGCGACGCAGCCGGCGGCGAGATCACCGTCGAGACACTCGCAGCTCGGCGATCCGAAGACCGCAAGCAGGTCATGGGCATGCTGAAGCTGGGCCTCGACAGCCTCGCAGACCACTACGCCTCATGCTCCAATCGACAGCGTGCCGCAAAATATGCTTGACATGCGGCCCGTCATCATGGATCAGGACGATACGTCTCGCGCACTGCGAGAGGATGCAGCCCGCCCGGCCTCGGCCGATGGCGGGCTTTGTGTTTCTGCAGGCGAGTAGAAAAGTTGTGGAGCCTAACCCCGTCACCATGGCGCCCTTTGTAACAAAATGGTTAACAACCCGGGGTCGTTAACAAAGGTTAACAGTGGGCCGAACGGGTCCTTCCCGGCCCTGGGAGCTATACGGGTCAGCGGAGTGCCCGAGTTAGCTAGTGGCTGGCCGTTGCGGTTGAGGTTGCTGCCGCGTCATCATGGGCAAGATCGTCACGCTTGGCGAAGCGGCCGAGATCACCGGCAAATCGATTGCCGGGCTACGCATCTGGATCAGGAACGGGATGCCGGTTGTCGCTCGCGGCGATCGGGTCACTCCCTGGCGGATCGACATCGCCGAGGTAATACGCTGGCGCGAGGAACAGGCCGCGGCCAATGCGGTTGGCGACACGTCCGATGCCGACATTGACGAGCTGAAGCGGCGCAAGCTGGCTGCCGAGGCAGCGATGGCCGAGATCGACTTAGCGCTTCGGCGCGGCGATGCGCTGGCCGCCGCAGATGTCGGGAAGGCATGGGCCGATATGGTGGCGGCCTTCCGCGCGAAGGTGTTGGGGATTCCGGCGAAGCTGGCGCCGGCGCTGGTCGCCGAGACGGACCTGATCTTGACGCGCAGTATGCTGGAGGACGTCTTGCACGAGGCGTTGCGTGAGCTTGCCGACGACGACCTACGAGACGACAAGCGAGGGCAGGACGAGCCTGCGGGCGATTCTGCGGCAGACGCGTCGGACGGCAAAGCCGCCTCCCCGCCTCACCGTAAGCGCGTGGGCTGATCGTTTCCGGCGGCTCAGCCCGGAGGCCAGTGCCGAGCCGGGGGAGTGGCGGACTTCGCGCGCGCCGTATCAGCGCGAGATCATGGACTGCCTGTCGCCGTCGTCGCCGGTTGAGCGTGTGGTCGTGATGAGCAGCGCTCAGGTCGGCAAGACGGAGCTGCTGAACAACGCCTGCGGGTTTGTGATCGATCAGGACCCTGGCCCGGTGCTTGTCGTGCAGCCGACGACGGACCTGGGCAAGGCATGGTCGAAAGACCGGCTTGCGCCGATGTTGCGGGACAGCCCGGCACTGCGGGGAAAGGTGGCGGAGCCGCGGTCGCGGGATAGTGAGAACACCGTCCAGCACAAGAAATTTGCTGGCGGGCACATCACGATCGTTGGGGCGAATGCGCCGAGCGGACTGGCGTCGCGGCCGATCCGGTTCGTGTTTCTCGATGAGGTGGATCGGTATCCTATCAGCGCCGGGTCGGAGGGTGATCCGGTGAGCCTCGCGATCAAGCGCGCGGCGACGTTCTGGAACCGCAAGGTGCTGATCGTCTCGACGCCGACGCTGGTGGGACGGTCGCGGATCGAAGCGGAATGGGCGCTGTCGGACCAGCGACGATATTGGGTGCCGTGCCCCTTCTGTGGCGCGGTGCAAACGCTGGTGTGGCAGAGAGTCAAGTTTCGTGAGGTGGGTTTGCCGCCCGAGGAGGCGGTGTACCAGTGTGAGCACTGTGAGGAGCTGATCCCGGCGCATCGCAAAGGCTGGATGCTGGCGCGCGGCGAATGGCGGGCGGAAGCGCCTGGGTCGGGCAAGCCTGCGGGTTTCCACCTCAATGAGCTTTATAGCCCGTGGCGAAGCTGGGGCGAGACGGCGGTCGATTTCATGGCCGCCAAGGGATCGCCGAATACGTTACGGACTTGGATCAACACCGCGCTCGGAGAGCCATTCGAGGAGAAGGGAGAGGCGCCGGAGTGGGAAAAGCTGATGCTGCGGCGCGAGGATTATCCGATCGGCCGCATCCCCGATGGCGCGCTGGCGCTCACCGGTATGGCCGATGTGCAGAAAAACCGGATCGAGTGGGCGGTTTACGGTTGGGGCGAGGGGCTGGAATGCTGGCTCGTCGACCGCGGCGTCATCCACGGCGACACGGAGAGCGACGACAAGGTGTGGGCCGCGCTGAGCGAGGTGACGCGGCGCGCGTACCATCGCGGAGATGATGGGCCGGGCTGGCCGGCCGATGCGTTCGGAGTCGACAGCGGGTTTTTGTCGCCGCGCGTATATGCGTTCTGCCGGGGTCGCGAGCGAGTGTTTGCGACGGACGGTCGGCCGGGCCCGATGCTGCCGATGATCGGCCGCCCGGCGCCGCAGGACATCACCTGGCAGGGGAAGACGGTCAAGAGCGGCGTGCTGCTGTGGCCGCTCGGAACCTTTGCGTTGAAGGTCTGGGTGTATGCGTCGCTGCGCGCCGCGATCGACGGGAATGTGAAGCTGCACTTCCCAATGCAGTGCGACCGCGAGTTCTACGAGCAGATGACGGCTGAGTATTTGGCCGAGGTCGAGCGGCGCACCGGGATCATGGACCGCGAATGGCGGCTGCTGAAGAACCGGCCGAACGAGCAGCTCGACCTGATCGTGGGGGCGCGGGCGATGGCGGCGAAGCTGGGGTTGGATCGGTACACGCCGGAGCGCTGGGCGGAGTTGCGGGCAATGCGAGTGCCGGAGCCAAAGCCGATTGCGCCCGCTTCCGTCGTCGTGGCTGAGGCTGCGGCAGTCGCAGAGGCGAGCCGGCGCGGCGCATATTTTGGTGGGCGCCGCCAAGGATGGCTGCGATGAGCGACTACACCGACGCCGAGCTGTCGGCGCTGCGGCGCGCCTATGCGAGCGGCACGCTGCGCGTCGAGTACGAGGGGCGGTCAGTGACATACGACAGCGCCGCCGGGCTGCTAAGCCGCATCCGTGAATTGGAGCGGGCGAGTGGCGGGCCGAGGCCGCGGGTTGGCGTAGCCGGGTTTCGCCGGGGGTATTGATGGCGCTGCGGCTCAACTGGCTTGACCGGGGGATCGGGTATTTCGCGCCTGCAGCCGCGATCCGCCGCGGCCGCGCGCGTGCGGTGCTCGACGCGGCGCGGGCCTATGACGGGGCCTCGGTCGGGCGCCGGACGGATGGCTGGCGCACGTCGAAAACTTCGGCCGATGCCGAGATCGCGCGCTCGCTGTCGACGTTGCGCAACCGTTCGCGTGACCTGTCGCGGAACAACGCGCACGCGAAAAAGGCCAAGTCCGCCTGGGTTGCCAACATCGTCGGAACCGGCATCTGGCCGCGCTCGCCATCGGCGCGTGCGAACGAGCTGTTTGCCGAATGGGCGAAGGTCTGCGATGCGGACGGGCAGCTCGATTTCGGCGGGCTGCAAAAACTGATGATCGGCGAGATGGTCGAGGCCGGCGACGTGCTGGTGCGGCGGCGCCTTCGCCGGCCGGAGGATGGTCTTCCGGTGCCGCTGCAATTGCAGGTGATCGAGGGGGAATTGCTCGACGAGTCGAGGACGGAGAACCTCGGCGCGCGCGGCAAGGTCGTCAACGGCGTCGAGTTCGACCCGATCGGGCGGCGGTCGGCCTACTGGCTGTTTGCCGATCATCCGGGGAATGCCGGTCTATCGAGTGGGGTGAGCCTGTTGAGCCGCCCCGTTCCGGCGGCCGAGGTTATCCACCTCTACGATCGCGAGCGTAGCCAGGTGCGCGGTGTGCCGTGGTGTTCGGCGATCATCATGGCGACGCGCGATCTTGCTGATTACGGGGAGGCCGAGCGGGTCCGAAAAAAGACCGAGGCATGCGTTGTCGGCTTTGTGACGGCGGACGAGTCGCTTGAAGGCGGGGGGATTGCCTCGGTCGAGCGCGACGGCATGGTTGTAACCGACGCGCAGGGCAATCCGGTCGAGCAATTCGAGCCGGGTTTGATCGCTTACGCGGCGCCGGGTCGGGACATCAAGTTTAACAACCCGACGCAATCTGGCGGCTACGTCGATTACATGAAGATCGGGCTGCACGAGGTCGCGGCCGGGTATCTGGTGCCCTACGAATTGCTGACCGGCGACATGTCGGACGTGAATTTCTCGTCGATGCGGGCCGGCCTCAACGAGTTCCGGCGGCTTGTCGAGATGAAGCAGTGGCTGTCGGTTATCCCGATGGCGCTCAACCCGATTTGGGACTGGTTCTGCGAGACGGCTTTCCTCGCGGGGTTGTTGCCGACGCGCTCGATCCCGGTCGAGTGGGACACGCCGGTATTCCAGTCGGTGCAGCCGCTCGACGACATCAACGCCGATCTTTTGGCGGTGAGGGCGGGGTTCGACAGCCTGTTTGCCGTGATCGGCCGCCGCACCGGCCGGCCACCGCGTGATGTGCTGGCGGAAATCCGCGATGGCAATGATGTGCTCGACGAATTCGGCCTGATCCTCGACTGCGATCCGCGCCGAACTGCGCGCTCCGGTGCCGAGCAGGCCGGCGAGTCGGCGCGTGAGCAACAGCAATCGGCGTCGCCGCAGCGCGGCGCACTCCGGCAGGTGGCGTGATGCAGGGGAATGTGAGCCTGCCGCTGATGGCGCGGCAGGGCATGCTTGAACCGCAATCGTTCAGCGCCGAGGAGCGAGCCGTCGATCTCGTCTTCACGACCGGCGCGACTGTGCGCCGCGTCAGGTACACCTGGGACGGTGCCGAGGAATTTGACGAAGAGCTTGTCGTCTCCGCCAATGCAGTGCGGCTCGATCGGCTCAATGCCGGCGCGCCGCTGCTCGACACGCATGGCCAATGGTCTCTGTCGAGCGTCATCGGCGCCGTGGTGCCAGGCAGTGCGCGGATTGAGCGCGGCCAGGGTCTTGCGCGGGTGCAGCTATCGCGAGCCGAACCGGACGCGGCGACGATCCAGAAAATCGCCGACGGCATCATTCGCAATGTTTCGGTCGGCTATCGCATCCACGGCGTCGAGCGCATCGAGAAGGACGGCAAGGTGCCGCTGGTGCGCGTGATCGATTGGGAGCCGATGGAAGTGTCGGCGGTGCCGATCGGTGCCGATGGTGGCGCCGGCATCCGCTCGGCCGATTGCGTGTTCCCGTGCGCCGTCACCGGCGCCGAACAACGGCGGTTTTCGCCGGTCGCGCACGCAATACGCATGCGCATGAAACAGCGGCAAGTGGGCCGGCTGCTTAACCACCTCTGAAGGGGGTCAACATGAACTACGAACAGCTGCTGGCCCAGCTCCGGGCCGGCGGAACGCTGACGCTCGACCAGTTGCGGTTTCTCGCGGGCGAATTGCAGACCCGTGCTGTGGCGATGCCGGCGCAGATCACCGAGCAGACGCCGCAGGCCGATGCCGATCGCCTGGAACGCGAGCATCAGGCCATGCTCGCCGACGCCGAACGCGTGCGCGGGCTGATCGTCGAGGGCGAGCGCGCCGCGCAGACGCCGCCGGCGCGTCAATCGGGCGATCCGCAGGCGGCGATCGTCGCCGAGCGTGCGCGCATCAGCGCCATCCGCCGGCTCGGCCGCGATTTCAACCGCTCCGAGGAATTCGTCGAGCGGCATATCGAGGAAGGTTCCGACGAGATGGCCGTGCGGAGCGCAATTCTCGACGACATGCGCGCGAATTCCGAGCGCAATCCGGTGTTCTCGCACGCCCAGGTGACCCGCGACGAAACCGAGACGCGCCGCGAAGGCATGGCTGCCGCGATCGTCGCCCGGCTGGCGCGCGCCGGCGGGCAGCGCGGCGTCGAGGTGCCGGCGATCGGCCGTGAATGGGCCGAACGCGAACTGGTCGAGATCGCTGCGGAGTGCATCGGCTGGCAGAAGCCGCTGCGCACGCCGCGACAGGTTGACGAGATGTTCGCGCGCGCGTTTCTGACGACCTCGGATTTCCCGCTGATCCTGACGAACGCCCTCAATGTCCGGCTGCTGGCCCGCTACCAGGCGGCAATGCCGACCTACCGGCTGTGGGCGGCGCGCTACACCGCGCCCGACTTCCGCGACGTGAATGTCATCCGGGCGGGCGATTTCCCGGAGCTGTTGCCGATCAACGAGGCCGGCGAGATCAAGAGCGGCACCTTCGGCGAGAGCAAGGAGACGTTCCGCGTTTCGCCCTATGGCCGCATGCTGCGCATCAGCCGGCAGGTGATCGTCAACGACCAGCTCGGCGCGATCGAGCAGGTATTGGGCAGCACCGGCGAGCGCATCGCCGATTGGGAGAACGTCAAAGCCTACGAGATGCTGCTGAGCAACGGCGCGCGCGGCCCGACGCTCGTTACCGACAGCAAGGCGGTGTTCCACGCCGACCACAACAACCTCGACGAGGACGGGGCCGACATTTCGGTCGCGGCCATCGGCGCGGCGCGCGCGGCGATGATGATGCAGACCTCGATCGACGGTCTCAAGATCGCGATCCGTCCCTCGGTGCTCGTCACCGGACCGGACATGTTGACGACGGCGGAACAGCTGTTGACCGCGATCACGCCGGCGGTGGTGACCAACACGGTTCCGGTGTCGATGCGCTCGTTGCAGGTGCAAGGCGATCCGAACATCCCCGGCGACGCCTGGTATCTGTTCGCCGACCCGGCGAGCGCGCCGGCCTTCATTTATGGCTACCTCGAAGGCTTCGAGGGGCCGCGCCTGACCTCGGAAGACGAGTTCGACTATCAGGGCATGAAGGTCAAGCTCGAACATGATTTCGGCGTCGGCGCGATCGATTACCGCGGCGCCTACCGCAACGATGGCGCCAGCGGCTCGCCGTAAGCCGGCGTCCTCTCAACCCTGATCTGAAGGAGGTTTGCCGTGGCAACCAACCATGTTCAGCCGGGCAACACGATCACCCTGACGGCACCGACCGGCGGCGTCAGTTCGGGCGACGGCGTGCTGGTCGGAGCGTTTTTCGGCGTCGCGAAGTACGACGCCTCGGCCGGCGATCCGGTCGAGGTTGATCTGGTCGGCGTCTGGGACCTGCCCAAGGCGGCCGGCGCCCTCAGCGAGGGCGATGTCGTCTATTGGGACCCCACCGCCGGCGAGGTGTCGGATGACGATGGCGGCTATTTCATTGGCGCGGTGACGCAGGATGCGTTGAGCGCCGATGCGACTGCGCGCGTGCGTCTCAACGGCATCGCGATCCCCGGCCCGACCTCGCCGTAAGCTGCCGTGAGCGTCTTTGCCGGCATGCTCGACCGCATCTACGCCGACCCGAATTTCGCGGTGTCGGCGACGGTGACGCTCGGCTCTCCGGCGGAGACGCTCACCCTGGCCGTGATCGATCAGACGCGCGGTGTCGCGCTGGACCTCGATGGCGTCGGGGTCAACACGATTGTCCCCGCCGCCGCCGTGCAGGCGAGCGCTCTTGCCGATGCCGGCGTATCGGCAGCCGATCTCGACGACGCGACCCTTGCGCTCGCCGGTTTCGACTGGCGGGTCGTCGCGGTGCGCCCGATTCCGGGACCGGATGGCGAAGCCGCCGGTGAATATCTGCTGTTGCTCGAAAGGACGCTGTGATGGCGGATTTTCCGTGGAATTACCGCGTCCAGGCGCAGCTCGTTGGTGCGGACGGACAGGTCGGCACCGATCCTCCCGGCGCAGCAGGC